CGTCGAGCATCGTGTCGAGGCTCACCCGATCCACGTCCCCACCCGGTACGGGGCCTCGGCGGCCTCGATCTCGGCATCCCATCGGTACAGCGGGGCGGCGCCGTACTCGCCGGCGGCGACGCCGAGGGGTGCACCTCGAGCGGCGAGCCACCGGGCGCCGCGCCGGAGGGCGGCGTAGTGGAGGGCCTCGGTGTAGGTGGTCACGTCGCAGAGGGTGGCCTGGGCGGCGACCGCGTACGCGACGGCCGACTCGAGGCCGGGCTCGTCGGCGACCTCGATGCCGAGGTACTCGGCGAGGTCGGCGACGGTGGGCAGGGTCACGGGCTCGTCGACGGGCGGCGGGTCGGGGGTGTAGGTGCGGAACGCGACGTCGTCGACGAGGTAGCGGTCGCCGGCGCCGGCGGCCCGGTCGGCGGCCGGGGTGATGCAGAGCCGGGCCTCGGTCGCGTCGGCCGGCGCGACCGCGTCGACCACGGGGAGGCCGTCGTCGGCCGGCGGGGACGTGTCCACGCCGATGATGTCGCCCCAGGAGTTGCGCCAGTAGACGGAGATGGTGGGGCGTGGCAGGCCGAGGCGGGGCGCCTTGGCGGAGGCCCGGTAGGAGGTGCCGACGGTCACCGGCGTGGTGTTGATCGGCCAGAGGTTCACCAGGAGGCTCGTCTGCTGGTAGGTGACGGCGGCGGCCTGGGCGTCGGAGTCCCACGTCAGGATGCCGTGACCCTGCGGGGACGTGCCGAGGTCCCACCCGGCGATGCTCGAATCGAACGTGCCGTTGCTGATGAGGTTGGGGCCCTCGGCGGCTCGCGTCACGGCCGGCCTCCTGTCATGCGCGGGCCCCACGGCCGCCGGCGGGGGTCCGGCGGCCGTGGGGCGGCCCTCACTTGGTCGGCTTCGCCGCGAGCGTCGTGGCGAACGTCAGAGCCTTGACGGCGCCGGCGACGAGGACGGTCGTGGCGGCTGCTCCGCCGATCGCGAACTCGTAGCCGACGACGGTCGGGGCCTGGGCCTGCATGCTGACCCGGTGGGCCTCGTACGACTCGACCAGGGGCGACGCGACGAGGCGCGCGACGCCGGTGCCCAGGCCGTAGGACACGATCACCCGGAGGCCGAGGGCGTTCATGGCGAACGCGGCCGCGCCGGCGGCCTCGCCGGCGGCGTTGCTCGGGCCCATCACCGGGAACAGCGGGCGGCCGTCGGAGGCCAGGATTCCGCCGAGGTGGGCCCACACGTCAGGGGCGACGGCGAGGACGTCGGGGAGGACGCCGACGGCGCCGTACATCGCGGCGGCGTAGGTGTAGAGGTCGGCGACCTCCTCGCCCTTCGCGATGCTCGCCGGGGTGCCGCCGGCGGCGGTGAGGGCGGCGGCGGCGACCTTCTCGGTGCCACGGGCGTACGCGCGGACGAGGTCGGCGGTGACGATGTTGAGGAGGTCCGGCGAGGAGTAGAGCACGGACTCGGCGGACAACTTCGCGGCACGCTTGACGAACGTGTACGCGACGGAGTGAGGCTCGACGCCGAGGGTGTCGGTCATGGCCGTCAACTCGGTTCCCGAGGCCGCGTCGGCGAGCGGGTCGGTGATGACGGGCCGCTCGAACGTCGAGCCGGCGGGGCCGGCGAGAGGGCCGAACGCGGAGAACAGCGGGCGGTCCACGGCGCGGGCGGACACGGCCTCGCCCACGATCGGCGTCGGGATGACGCCGGGGACGTCCGACAGGATCGTGTCGGGCGCGGTCGCGAGGACGCGGTCGCGGAGGGCGGCGTAGCGGGCCGGGTCGCGGTCGCGGCCGAGGCTCGCGTGGAGCCACTCGCCGGCGTTGGGCAGGCTCGCCGGGGCGGCCGGGGTGATGCTCGCGGCGTACAGGATCGGGGCCGGCGCCGGTGCCGAGGCCGTGGCCTCGACCTCGGGCGCGTCGACGGTCGCGGTGTCGGGCACGGGGTCCTCCATGGTGGGTGAGGCGGCGGCGACGTCGGTGACGCCGGCGTCAGGGAACGCGGGCCGGCGCACGAGGGCGGCGCCGGTGACGGTGGCGGCGGTCACGAGGAGGTGCTCGCCGGTGTCGGTGTAGTCGTCGAGGTCGGCCTCGACGGACAGGCCGGCGCGGGCGCCGGCGGCGGCCTCGACGAGGGCGTCGGAGCCGGCGGTCGTGTCGAGCACGGAGAACTCGACGAGGAGGGCGCCGTCGGTGTCGCGGTGGTCGACGAGGCGGCCGATGACGGCGGCGTCGTCGTGCTCGCGGTTGAGCCACAGGCCGTCGGCGACGGTGAGGGAGCCGGGGGCGAACTCGACGCGGGGGCCCACGGCCGGCGTCGCTGCGACGCCGTAGGGGACCAGGCGCCCGCTGATGCGGCGGGTGGCGGCGTCGGCGGTGACGTGGGCGTCGGCCGGGGACGCGGTCAGGCGTACGCGGGTGGTCATTCGGGCCTCACGGTGTCGAGGAGCGGCTCGAGGGATCGGGCCTCGGCGATGGTGACGACGCCGGCGGCGAGGAGGGCGGTGAGGGCGGCGACACGTTCGGAGAGGTTGGCTCGTAGCCACGCGGACGTGTCGGCGCGGACGGTGCGGCCGTGGGGGGTGAGGTCGTCGAGGCTGAGCCGTTGCTCGACGGCGCGGACGAGAGGCATGACGGTCGTGTCGAGGAGGGCCTGGTAGAGGTCGACGCGGTTCTGGTAGGTGACCGATGATCCGGGGGTGTTCGCGCCGACCCATACGGGGTCGAGGTTGAGCACGCGGGCGACCTCGAGGGCGGCGTGCTGACGGCCCTCGACCAACTGCAACTCGGCGGCGTTCCAGCCGATCGAATCAAGCTCGAGGTTGGCGTTGACGTACGCGGTCGAGCGGGCGCGGCGCCTTGCCTCCCAGGCGTTGAGCAACTCGTCGACCTTGTCGGAGGGAATGTCGAGGCCGGTGTTGCGGAGCACGGTCGACGGGGCCGGGGCCTGGGCGTAGTTGCTCGACGCTTGCTCGAGGGCGAGCGCGGTCCTGATGGTGAGCCACCCGTCCTCGAGGGAGCCGTTGGTGCCGGCGTCGAACTCGACGAGGTCGGCGGGTCGGCCGTCGAGGAGGAACCTGCCGGACGGGTCGCGGGTGACCCGCTCGGCGGGGACGTAGCGTGCGCGCCACGGCCGGTCGGGCGAGCCGGGCACGCGGGCCCACTCGGTCGGCTGCCAGTAGGCGCGGCCGTGGCATACGAGGTCGTCGTAGGTGCGCCGGTAGGTGACCGATGGGGCCTGCGACGGGTCGGGGTGAGCGATCAGGGGCCGGGGCTCGACGACGCCGGCGGAGGTGAACTCACGGAACGGGAGACTCGACGCGGCGGCGGTGATGACGTCGAGGCCTCGCGCGAAGGACGGGACGAGGCGCGCGGTCGCCCTCGAGGTGTAGCCGATCGATCCCCACGTCGGCTCCTCGACCCACGACCTCGAGCCGGCGGCGGCCGGCGCCGAGGGCGCGGCGGCGGCGGCCGGCGCCGAGGGCGCGGCGGCGGCGACGCGGTGGGCGGCGGCGTCGGGGTAGAGGGCGCCGGCGAGCCGGCCCCAACTCACCGGGCGGCTCCTCGGGCTGCGCGCCACGCGGCGACGCGGAGGGCGTCGGTGGCGCGGGTGCCGCACCCGGCGCGGCGCTCATGCTCGGCGAGGAGCCGGTCGGCCTGGCGGCGGTCGAGGCCGGCGAATCGGGCCCCGCATGGGCACACCCTGACGGTCGAGTACGGGGTCGAGTCACCTTGCACGCTTCCATCGTCGCCGGTGGGCGTGACAACTCACCGGACCACGGGGACACCTCGAGTCGCCGGCGTGCCGGCGGCGTGGACGGCGAGCGCGGCGGCGACGGCGGCGGCGATCGGCCCGGTCGAGGTGCGGCGTGACAGGACCACGGCGCCGTCGCCGGTGGGGACGGTGCCGGCGGCGAGGACGTGGGCGGTCAGGACCGGGTCGTCGTCGTGGCGGAGCCGGCGGGAGGTGACGGCGGCGAGGAGGTCGCCGGCGGCGCGGGCCAGGCGGGAGCCGGCGGCCTTGACGACGGTGACGCCGGCGGCGTCGAGGTGGGCGGCGACCTCGCCGGAGGTGTACGGGTCGAGGGCGACGGCGCGGGCGGAGGTGTCGCGGGCGTATGCGAGGGCGGCGTCGGTCACCTCGCGGACGGTCACCTCACCATCGGCGACCTCGAGGGCCCACAGGAGCCGGAGGTGCACCCGGTGCTCGAGGTCGACGGCGGCGAGGGTGAGCGCGGCCCACGTC